TTTGGATATGAGTTTGTAAAAACTCTAAGAACAGAAATGTTTAATGAAAACTTTAAAATATTAAGTGCATGTTTTTTTAATGTTGAACCAACTGGTCAATGTTTTTGGAAAACAATGCATAATTGGGGGAAATCTAAAACTAGAGAAGTACCATTTATTGATTTTCAAATGCCTTTAATACATAAAGATGTTTTAAAGGAGATTAAAGAAATTGATTCAGACCTTATATATGGATGGGGAATTGATGCTTTGTTTGCTATTATGTGTAAAAAACACAATTGGAAAATGGGAGTAATGGATAGATTATCTGCTTTACATTATAATAGTTTAACAGTAAAATTAAAAGCAGTTGAATTTGATGTAAATGAATATTGTAAAAGAGCAGAAGAAGGACAAACTAAATTTTTTACTAAATCAAATTTACTCAAAGAATTTAACCAAGTAAGACTAGAAGGATCTTCATATAAATTATGATTACATTTTGTGTAAGTTGTTGTAACAATTTAAATTATCTAAAATTAGCTGTACATTCAGTTAGAACATATTCACATTTTAAAGATGCTGAATTTATTGTATTTGCTGAAAATTGTGATAAAGATGATACATATAAATGGTTAGAGGAAAATAAAGATAAATATAAATTAACCGTTTTTATTGAAAATAATTCTGTTGAAACAACCAAAGGAATTGGTGGTGGAATGAATTTATGTGCATCTCATGTGAAAACTGAATATATCATGTTTTTACACGCTGACTTTTTTGTTTCAAAAAATTGGGATTTAGAATGTTTGAAGTTATTTGAAAAGTATCCAAACACACCTCTGTGGGTTTCATCACAAAGATTTCAACCAAATATATGGAAAGAAAATAACAGACCAGGAACAATAATGTTTCCATATGAAGATTTTGGATATAAACATGATAATTTTGATGAAGACTATTTCATACAATACGCAGAAGAATTTTCAAAATTAAATAATGATATTGAAATAGAAAAAGGTGAAGGAGTATCAGGATTAATTAGAAAAAAAGATTGGGACTATATTGGAGGCAATGATCCAATATATCAACCAGCATTTTGGGAAGACATTGATCTCTTTATAAGAATGCAATTAGCAAATTATAAATTTATAATGACTACTAATTCAATAGTATTTCACTTTGGTAGTAGATCAGATAAAAGTAATTTTCCTAATGATGAAATTGTAAGAGCAGAAACTGCCAAGAATTATGAAAAAATTGGAGCACAAAAATTTTACAAAAAATGGGGATTTTTTCCATCATTAACAAATACTTCCTTTTCCACATATCCAAGTAACATAAACAAAGAAAAATATAATCATTTAATTAAATTATGAATTATGAATGGCCAAAACATGTAAAATTCCCGGAAGACAAATGGTTAAATTTCCATGAAAACCATATTCCAGTATGGAATCAAATTTTAGATCCTCTAAAACAAAAAGACAACAATATTGGAATTGAAATTGGATCATTTTGCGGAGGGAGTGCAGTATGGTCAATTGAAAATATTATAAAAGAATCAGGACATTTATATTGTATTGATATTGAAGAACATGAGTTATTAAAACACAACTTATCAGTATATAAAAATGTAACTTTTATAAAAGGAAATTCATTTGACGTATTGAGAACACTAAATCATAATAACAATTGTTATGAATTTGCTGATTTTGTTTATGTTGACGGAAGTCATCATGCAAAAAACGTATTAGAAGATATGGTAATATCATGGAACTTATTAAAACAAGATGGTATTATGATATTAGATGATTACGGTTGGGGATCTGATAGAGTAGATACAGAAACACCAAAACCAGCAATAGATGCTTTTATGTATATATACAGAGATTTATATGAAGTATTATACTTTGGATGGCAAGTATTCCTAAAAAAGAAAAAATATAAATTAACAGAAGACTTTTTAGAAAGAAAATATGAAACCTACAATTAGTTTTATTATACCAAGTTATAATAATCTTAGACATCTAAAAAATGCATATTTTAGTATCAAAAAACATGCATCTAATCATGAAATAATATTATTGGATGACGGATCTTTAGATGGAACGTGGGAATGGATACTGTCATTGACTGATACAAATATTCAAAAATATAGAAGTAAATCTAGAGTTGGTCATACAGTCTTGTATGACGTTGGCATAAATCTAGCAAAAAATGATATTGTTAGCATATTGCATGCGGATATGATCATTGGTCCAAATTATGTAGAAAATCTATTAAAACATTTAAAACCAAATAAGGTGGTATGTGCTACAAGAGTAGAACCACCTTTACATCCTTCAGGTAAGGAGAAAATAACACAAAATTTTGGATTAGATTTTGATAATCTTGATATTACAAAATTTGAATCATTTTGTTCAACTGAACAATTGAATTCAAAAGATAAAACAACAAAAGGCATGTTTGCCCCTTGGATTTTGTATAAAAAAGATTTTCAATCAATTGGAGGACATGATCATATGTTCTCACCATTTCCATATGAAGATAGTGATATCTTTCAAAGATGGATACTAAATGGATTTGAATTGATACAATCCAGAGATGCCCTTGTATACCATTTGACATGTAGAGGACACAGATGGACTGAAAAAATTCAAAAAGATGATGATTTCTATAAAGAATGTTGTTACAAAAACTCAAGAAATTTTATAAGAAAATGGGGAAGTTGGATAAAAAATGATGAATACAGTTATCCAATATTAACACCAAAATTTAACATTGGTTTCATTATACATAATTGCAACACATCATTATTGCAACATTTAGAACCATGGGCCAGTAATTTATACGTAAATTGCAAAAAAAATGAATATATAAATCAAGAACAATCAAAAACGTCATTTGATTTATCATCAAAAATTAAAAATATTGATGAACAAAAAAATAATGATGTAATTGTTGAATTTGATGGATCATTATTTAACAAAGATAGATATGACTTTTTAACTTCACATCTACCTAACGTCTTGAAAGACTCAGGTGAACTAGGTGAAATGGAATATGATATATTCAAACTTCACATTAAATCATTAAAGACATATGAAAATGATTTGATAAATGTAAAAAATAGTTAAACAATATAAGATTTAACTGTTTCTTTTAAATTCTCATTAAAATCTGTTAATTTGAACTTATTAAATTCCATTTGAAAGTCTTTGACATCAATTGCATATCTAAAATCATGACCTTTTCGGTCTGTTACATATTCAAACCATTCCCAGTCAACTTTTTGATTTGTAATGATTTCATATGTAGCAACAATTAAGTGTATTAATTGTATATTAGATAATTCATTGTTACCTCCAATCAAGTATTGTTTTCCTACAATACCATCCAATAAAACATTAATTAGAGCATTAACGTGGTCTTTAACATAGATCCAATCTCTGATGTTTGATCCGTTTCCATATAATGGTATTTTTTCTTTGTTTTTCAATTTGTTAACACAAACTGGTATTAATTTTTCTGGATATTGTCTTGGACCAAAATTATTGCTACAATTTGTGATTATAGCTGGAAAATTATATGTCTTAACATAACTTCTTACTAACAAGTCACTAGACGCTTTTGTTGCGGCATAAGGACTATTTGGTCTATATGGACTATCAACGTTAAATTCTCTCTCTTTATAACTTAAACTACCAAATACTTCATCTGTAGATATGTGTATAAACTTCTTTATATTGGTACCCTTAAACATTTCTAATAAATTAAATGTACCGTTGATATTAGTGTCAATGAACTTTTTTGGACTCTTAATTGAATTATCTACATGAGATTCCGCTGCAAAATGAACTACATAATCTAAATTAAGTGAGTCAATATATTTCTTCTGATCAGGAAAATATGGAGCAGAAATATCCATACTCAATCTTTGATATCTTGTATCATCTTGAAATGGTAGTTTTTTATTAGCCGCATATGTCCCAGCATCAATATTATAAACTTTTACTACATTATCACGTTTAAGAATTTCTTCAATAAAGTGACTGCCTATAAATCCACATCCGCCTGTTATTAGTATATTCATATTATTTCCAATTATTCAAACAATAATCCAATGATTCATCTACACTACTCATTTTAATGCCTGTAGATAGTAACTTACTATTATCCAAAATACAGTTAGATCTAGGAGTAACTGCACAAGATTTATAAAATTCATCTGCTTCAATCAACTCAAATACTTTATCTTTTGCAATAGTTTTCTTTAGTTTTTCAACCAATAATTCAGTAGTAATATATCCAGTGTTAGTTACATTATAAATTCCATATGGAACATTTTTGGTTATCGTCTCAATACAAGCATTAACAAATTCTTGTTTGTGTGATATTGAATTTTCTGCCTTTAATTGTTTCTGATACTTGACTAATTTACTAATCAAATTACGGGAATTGTCATATTCTTCAAATGGCATCCTCAATCTCCATACATACGATTTCTCCCACTTTCTTACTAACTTCTCTGAAAGAGCTTTTATTCCACTATAGATACTACAATTATTTTGACCAAATGAAAAATTTGGTTCATCTTCTTCAGTGAATCCAGTTCCGTTTGGACCAGATCCATAATAAATACAACCACTTGATACATGACCAAGTGGAATATCATTTAATACACACCAATCAGTTAGTATTTGTGGAAATATAATATTTGCGTGAATACAAACATCTTTATTTGTTTCACATGCATCCACGTTTGGCTTTCCAGTATATCCAGCCGCATTAATTACTGCATCAATAATTGGATATCCTGCCTTTTCATACCATTTCTCCAAATCATAAAATGTTGTGTTTGCTGCGTTAGGCCAACATTTAAATTCAATTTGTTTTTGTTCTAATTGACGTTTAAATTCACTTCCGACGTATCCGGTTGATCCAAATAGTATAATCATAATAATTTTTCTAAGTATTGTTTATATTCGCTTTTAGGCATTTTGTCAACTATATTAGATAGTTGTTGTTTATTAATAAATTTTTTTCTATAGCAATCTTCCTCAATACATCCAATTTTAATGCCTTGTCTTTCTTGAATTGTTTGTATATAAGCACCACTTTGATATAAAGATTCAGGTGTTCCTGCATCCAACCACACAGTACCTCTAGGAAATTGTATTACTGTTAGCTTTTGTTTTTCTAAATAAATTCGGTTTAAATCAGTGATTTCTAATTCACCTCTAGCAGATGGCTTCAATGACTTTGATAGTTTCACCACTTCATTGTCATAAAAATATAAACCAGGAACAGCATAGTTACTCTTTGGATTGGTAGGCTTTTCTTCAATAGAAATAGCTTGTCCATTTTCATTAAACTCAATTACACCATATGCAGTTGGATCATTTACTTGATATGCAAATACAATTGCACCATCTAAAGTTGGTTTCATTCTAGCCATTCCATGAAAAATATTGTCTCCCAATATCAATCCAACAGCGTCATTCTGAATAAAATCTTCAGCAATAATAAATGATTCAGCAATACCCCTTGGTTTATATTGAACCTTATAACAAATATCCAAACCTAAATGTTTGCCGTCACCAAACAATTTCTCATACAAGGGTAAATATTCTGGTGTACTAATAATACAAAACTCTCTAATGCCACATGTTATCATTGTAGATAACGGATAGTAGATCATTGGTTTATCATAAACTGGTAATAATTGTTTATTAACCGTTGTTGTAAGAGGATATAATCTACTACCAGTTCCTCCAGATAAAATAATTCCTTTCATATAACTCTTATATTTATAGATAAATAGACCGTTTATGATTTATATAATTTTTTTAAATACGTTTTTGTTGGTTGTCTGGTTTAATACAGATGCATTTGTTGAATACTTCAAATTCACCGGCAATTTATTCAAAATCAAAGAGTATGAACTTGAAAAAAATAATGACTTTAGTTTGAACTACCACTCATTCTTATTAAAGAAATACAACAGCTTTTTAATCAGACTAATTACATGTCCACTATGTTTTAATTTTTGGATAACTTTTCTGTTTACAATTGTTTTTAATTATCAATTTATTTGTATTCCAATAATATATATACTATCATTATTGATATATTTTATATTTACTAAGTTATCACCATGAATATAAGCAACGTTACTGATTTCTATCATTTAGTCAAAAGGTCAAATTTACAGTCATTTAACTCAAACTTAAATGTGTTTCTTGATTGTGTAGATAACTATAACCGTATCTGTAATTGTAAATCAAATGAAAAATCAAACAAGTACAGAGAGTGTCATGATCTATACAAAAGATCCGTTTTAAATGACATTGCAGCAATAAAACATGAAATATTTAAAAACACAACTGACAGTGTAGTTGTGTTTTATGACGGCGGAACAGTTATTCTTACATTAACTAAGTAATGTTTTTAAAGCATCTTTAACACAAGAATTTAAATACGGATTATCAATTATTGATTTACTATTATCAGCTTGTTTCCATTCCAGCTGACAATCACTCTTAAATTTTACCAGAGGATCATTAATTTTTTCATGTTCATTTGGTGGTTCTGTAAATACACGTTGATCCCAATCATTGTAAGTGTATTTGTTTACGTGAATCAATTTTCCACCCAATACTTCTTTAATCCAATACACTTCATCTTGTGGATACTGGTCATATCTAATATCTGATACAAAAATTACTTCACTATCATCTGATTCTATATCTTTCTGAAGCATAGATGTCCAGTATGTACCCTCAGTCTGTTTTCTCTTTACTCCACCATACCATACCAACATTTCTCTGAAAATAGCTTTATCTTCAGTCTTCTCTGTAAACACATCTAATCCCAACTTAGTTCTGATAAACTCTTCACAGTCTTTTTTAAGATAATAAGCTAATGCATATTGTTTAGCTTTGATACCATCTTGTGACAATTGTTTAATTGCAATGTCACAAAACAAATTTTTGCCACTACGAGCAACACCAGATACACCAATATATTTTTTAGTCATTATCAAATAATTTCTCCAATTCTTTTTCAGTTTTGCCGTATAACTTACATACATTAACCAAATCTGTCAATCCTTTTTCATTCTTAATCATCATAACACAATAGTCATACGCATCTGACTTACTTATCTGATAATGAGTAGCAACCAATTGAATTAACTCTTTATTGACAGATTTCTTACTAGCCTTGATCCACTTACAAAACTTACGTCCATGTGGTACCACATCACAACTCACCTTATAAAACAATCTATCTGGAATAGAATCAAAGTATTTAGAGATATAAGCAATCTCTTCAATACAAGACTGATCCATGCTCAATCCCATCAACAATACATACTTGTTGAAAGATTTCTTTTCTTCTACTGATAGTTTATCATAATAATCAGGAGACTTTACTTCTCTGATATGATTGATGTGGTCAAATAACCCTTTACTCTTCACTAAGTTCTTTTTCTCTTCTTTCAATGTTTCTGAGTTTTTCACTGATTGAAGGGTCTTGTTTTTTGGTGGTCTTCCCATAATAATTGTTAATTCTAGCTCTTAGTGAATTTATAATTGTCAACAGTTGTTTCTGATTTTCAAATAATGTGTTTACATCAGTTGTTAACTTACTTACAGTTTCCTCCAAATTCTTTGAAGATTCAAGAGTTTTCTTGATCTTATTTTCCAAATATAAAGAATATAACGCCACTGCTAGTAAAGCAAGTGGCGTTACAAACTTGGAATACAAAGACAATGAAACTGCAATACTTGCAAGTACAACTACTATAATTAGTTTAGTAATACTCATTGTCTTTATTGTGCCTACATTAGGCAGTAACTTCAGCTAATACATTCTTTAGAGCATTGATTTGACGACCATTTAGTTCAATACGCTTCTTACCAGCACGAATTGTCAAACGCTTACCAACACTCTTAACTCCCTTGAATGGAGCAGAAGCAAAGGTCTCTAGACCTTGAACCTTGTTGTAAGCGAATGTAGTCTTATTTTTTGTATTTTTACGTGTAACCATATGTTTTATTTATTTTATGTTTTTGTTTATTGTTAGTCAATCAACTAACTATTAAGACTCTAACATGATACCTATCTTCCGTCAACACTTATCATTAATTATATTTGAAATTCTTTTTCAAACCGTTCAATAGCATAGTCTTTAGCCTTGAATTCAAACTCATAATCAACGCCGTCCATGTCAACATATTCTTCAGGAATACTACGAACATAATCACCATGCGCACGTGGATTTTTGTTGGTTGGATCATTGTCACTAAAATGAAATAGAGGACGATACTTACCCCATGTTGACATAGCCAACTTCATTGCATCCTTAGAAGACAATTTACCGTTGTTACAACGAAAATGAAGATTGTCATACGTGATAGGAATGCCAGTATTTGAATAAATCAAATCATATAATTCATCTACTTTCCAACTGTTAGGTTTGTCTTCATTCTCAAGAACAAGACGAGACTTAACATTTACAGGAAAATTATTG